TGGTGTGAACTATTTTGCTAACACTTACAACCCGTTGAATACTTTGTATGGGCAGACTTCACTTTTTTCGACTGCTGGTGAGCGTGTCGATGAAGTGACTGCTCTTGGTATCGCAACGGTGTTGTCGAGTGTTTCTTTGCTTGCTGACACGGTTGCTTCGATGCCGCTTGTTGCTACTTCGCTTCGTGCGGATGGTAGCCGTGAGCGTGTTGAGCTTCCTGTTGTGTTGGCTGATCCTTCTCCTGGTGAGACGAATCGTTTCGAGTTTGTGCATACGATCATGTCTTCGTTGGCGTTGCATGGTAATTCGTATCTTCATGTTGTGCGTGATCGTGGAGGTGTGGCGGTTGGCGCGTTGCCTTTGCATCCGTATCAGATGAATGTGATGCCGGGTTCGGACTATAACTCTCGGGCGTATTTGCATCTTGGTAATCCGTTGCCCGCTGAGAGCATGTTGCATATTCGTGCGTTTACTCCTCCTCAGTCGCTTGTTGGTATCTCGCCTTTGTTGCAGCAGCGGACGATGCTTGGTCTTGCTCTTGCGGTGGATAAGTATGTGAGCCAGTGGTATGGCGAGGGTGCTACTCCTAGTGGTGTGTTGTCTACGGATAAGCCTCTTACGACTGAGGCGATGCGTAATCTTCGTGAGTCTTGGGAAGCGTCGCAGCGTAAGCATCGTCGGCCTGCGGTTCTTACGGATGGTTTGAAGTGGAATCCGATTACGGCTTCGGCAGTGGATATGGATTTCGTTGCTGTTCGTCAGGAAATTCAGGCTGAGTGCGCACGCATTTTCCGTATTCCTCCTTACCTTCTTGGGTTGAAGGGCGACGGCCAGACGTATAGCAATAATGAAGCTGCTTCGTTGAATTTCTTGATTCACACGATTCAGCCGTGGCTTGTGCGTCTTGAGATCGCGTTCTCTACTTTGTTGCCTGATGGTGTGGATGTGCATTTCGATTCTTCTTCGTTGCTGCGTCTTGATGCTTTGACTGCGGCGAATGTGGACCGTATCCGTATTTCGACTGGTACTCGTACAGCGAATGAGGCTCGTGTTGCTCGTGGTGAGAATCCGTATGTCGGTGGCGATGAGTTTATTCAAGTGTTTCAGGGTGCGTCGGTTGATCCTGCACCGTTGACGGATCCTGTGGTGGTGTCGAATGGCTGAAACTTTTCGGCCTCCTAAGGCTGTTCATTCTGAGTTTGATCTCCCTGCTTCGTTGACTGCTGTTCAGGTTGCGGAATTGCGTAATCGTGGTGGTGCTACTGGTGCGTGGGCGCGGCGTGTTGTCGCTGGTCTTGAGTCGCGTGCCTCATTTTCCGAGGAGAAAAGTATGGATGTCCGTGACGATATGGCGGCTGTCAGTGATGACGTTGATTGTGTCCCTGAGTTGATTGCTTGCGTGTATGCGGCTCTTGCTGAACTCATTGAGGCTGTCACGCCGTCTGAGGTTGAAGACCCGTTAGAGGACGTTACAGAGCCACTTGAGCCGATCAGTGTTGACGCTGTGGCTGAGGTTCGCCGGTCTGCGATTGCTACAGCTGAGAAGCGCAATATCACTGCGGAGTTGCGCACTGAAATCCGCGCTGACGGTTCGGTCGCTATCCGTGGTTATGCGGCGGTGTTTAACCGTGAGGCTGATGGTTTGCCGTTTCGGGAAATGATTAAGCCTGGCGCGTTCGCTCGTTCGCTCGATAACGGTGATGAGTGTTACTTGTTGGTGAATCACAACACGGATGAACTTCCTCTTGCTCGACGTAATTCGGGGACGCTCACGTTGTCTGAGGATGAGACTGGTCTGCTTATGGAGGCTGTTCTTGATCCTACGAATCCTCGTGCTGCTGAGGTGATCAGTGTCCTGACTCGTGGTGATGCTTCGGAGATGTCTTTCGCGTTCACTGTTGCTCCTGAGGGTCAGACCCGTACGAAGGATGGTTTGCGTGAATTGCGTGAACTGAACTTGTTCGAGGTGAGTATCTGTACTTGGGGCGCGTATTCCGATACGTCTGTCGGGTTGCGTTCTGCCGACATCGTGGACGATCTTGAGTCTCGTTGGCTTGCGAAGAAGTGGCAAGTGAAGCGTGATGGTTTGTTGAAGTAGTTCGACCCTTTAGCTACCTGCATTCGCAGGTTTTACCCGTGGCGCATTTGCCCTGCCGGTTTCTTTTTAATCTAAACGATTGGGGTTTTGGCATGTCTATGCTAGAAACTTTCCGTGAGCAGCGCGACGCTGCTGACTTGACCCTTCGTGGACTTCTTTCCGGTGAAGCATCTGAGGATTCTTTTGCCGCTGTAGAAGCCCGCGAATCCGAAATTGCTGATCTTGATGTGAAGATCGCAAAACTTGAAGCAACCGAAGCTCGTGCGGCTGTCATCGTTGAGGCTCGCGCCGAAGTGAAGATTCCTGCTTTCAGTGGTGCAAAGGTCAGCAACGAGCCTATGACCTACTCGGAAAATGGTGAGCGTTCATTCGTTCGCGACATGATCAATGCGCAACTGCGTAACGATCAGGGTGCTTGGTCAAACATTCGCCGCCACATGGACGAGGTTCGTGTTGAGTCTCGTGCAGGTATGGACCGTGTTGATGGTTCTGGTGGAGAAATGGTTCCGCCATTATGGCTCACAGACCTCTACTCGAAGGCTCTGCGTCCGGGTCGTGTGACTGCTGATCTCGTTTCAAAGCTGGCACTTCCTGCCGGTACTGATTCGATCAACATTCCTACTATCTCCACTGGAACTTTGACGGGTATTCAGGCTGCTGACAATGGTGCTACTGCTAGCCGCGACATGGTCACGTCAAGCATCGCTGCACCTGTTCGTACCATCAGTGGTTACGAAGCGGTTGCTATCCAACTTGTTGAGCAGTCACCTCTCGCTGGTGGCCTTGACCGGATGATCTTCTCTGACCTTATGGCAGATTATGACTTCCAGTTGAATGCTCAGGTTCTACAAGGCACTGGTACTAGCGGTGAACTTCGTGGCCTTATCAACACCGTTGGGATTGGTACTGTGACTTACACGTCAGGTACTCCTACTCCTGCCGGTATTGGTACTGCTGTTGCTCAGGCGATTAGCACTGTTGCTAAGAACCGTTACCAGGGTGCGGAAGCAATCGTGATGCATCCTTCGATCTGGTACAGCCTTGTTGGTGCAGCAGATTCAAATGGTCGCCCGTTGGTTGTTCCTACTTCTAATGGTCCTTGGAATGCTTCAGGAATCGTTTCGGTTCCCGGTGGTGCTCAGGGTGCTGTTGGTACTTTTGTTGGGCTTCCTGTTTACCTTGATGCAGGCATTGTTGCTGTGTCTTCACAGTTGCCTATCGTGATCGCTGCGTTTAGTGACACTGTGTTGTTTGAGTCAGGTGTTCGCACCCGCGTTCTTCCTGATGTGCAGTCAAGCACTTTGACTGTTCGCTTCCAGGTATATGGGTACGCCGCTATGGCTGCTCGTTATTCTGCTGGTATTGCGAAGATCACTGGCACTGGTGTTATTCCGGTTGCTGGTTACTAACTAACCCTTGTGGGGGTCGCCTTCGGGTGGCCTCCACTTTGGGGGGAGTTGTATGAATGATGTTGAGTTCTTGAAATCCCTGCACGCGGCGTTGTCCCGCGAAACTGACCCGGTGAAGTTGCGGCTGTTGTTCGCTGAGCTTGATCGGTTTATTTATAACCAAGTGAAACGTGCTCGCCGGGTTCCGGTGTGGGAAACGCGGTAGCTCCTTATTCCACTGGCGGGTCCGGACGCAGGGCTGGTCCCGTCAGTGTTCACCCCTGCGATCGAAGGTGTCCCTGTGAAGAATCTTGCTGCTGTGATGAACACGAATGCGCTTTGGGCTAGGTCTGGTTACGGTACGCAGGCCGCGCAGTTGCTTACTCGTATGGCTGCTGATGGGCATGATGTTGCGGTTGCCGCGAATTATGGTCTTGAGGGCACTACGACGGAGTGGGAGGGTATTACCCATTTTCCTCGCGGTACGGACGCTTACAACAATGATGTGATCGGTCCGTATTACCGTGATTGGGTTGGTCGCCATTCTGCCGGTAAGCCTTTGCTGATGACGTTGTATGACGTGTGGGTGTTGTCTGCGAAGATTTATAGTGAGGTTCCTACGTTGTCGTGGGTTCCTATTGATTCGGCTCCTGTCGCGGCTCCTGTCGCTGCGTTTCTGCGTATGCCGACGGTCACTCCGGTTGCAATGTCGCGGTTCGGTTTTGAGCAGATGGCGTTGCAAAACATTGAGTCGGTCTATATTCCTCACGCTATTGACACGAGTGTGTTTACGCGTACCGCGTCGGTTGATATTGCGGTTCAGGGTGCGATGACTGGTCGTGAACTTATGGGTATTGATCCGGGTGCTTTTGTTGTTGGCGCGTTTAACGCGAATCAGGATCAGAAACGTAAAGCGTGGCCTGAGTCGCTGCTTGCGTTCTCCATTTTCGCTAAGTCGCATGAGGACGCTGTGTTGTATATTCACACGGAGCGTTTCGGTGCGACTGGCGGTTTCAAGATTGACGAGCTTGCGGCGGCTTGCGGTATTGCACCACACCAGTTCAAGGTAGTGAACCAGTACGCGTACAGGACTGGTATCAACCAGTCAGGTATGGCGGCGTTGATGAGTGCGTGTGATGTTGGTCTTGCGGCGACTTATGGTGAAGGTTTCGGTTTGACCGTGTTGGAGATGCAGGCGTGTGGGTTGCGTGTGGTCGCTAACGATTTCTCTGCACAGCCTGAACTCGTTGGTGACGGCTGGTTGACCAGTAACCAGGCTACCTATAATCCTTTGTTTCAAAACTGGTGGAAGACCCCGAACGTGCACAGCATTGTTGAATGTCTTGAAGCTGCTTACGATGCGCCTCGTGGCCATTCGGATAAGGCTCGCGCTCATGCGGTTCAGTATGACGCGGATCTTGTGTACCGCCAGAAATGGCGACCGCTGTTTGCGGAACTTGCCGCATGATCCCCGTAATGATTGTCCCAATTCTTGCTCGTCCTGAGTTGCTGGTCCGGATGGTGAACAGTATTGATACGCAGGTTGATCACCTGGTTGTTGTCGATAATGGTGCTGGCGTGTTTGGCCTTGAGTCGGTAGCGGTCAGGGTGAAGCGTTTATCGGTGATCACGTTGCCTAGTAATCAGGGTGTTGCTGGTTCGTGGAATCTTGGTATTAAGGCGACCCCTTTCGCCCCGTGGTGGCTGGTGGCGAATTTCGATCTTGTGTGGCCTGCTGGTTCGCTTGCCGAGTTTGCCACTGCGGCTCGTGGTGACGCGGTTGTGTTGTCTGGTGGTGTACCGCCGTGGTGTGCGTTCGCTATCGGTGAGAGCGTCGTTGAGTCGGTCGGTTTGTTTGATGAGGGTTTGCATCCTGCTTATTTTGAGGACACAGATTATGAACGCCGATGCAAGTCGGCAGGTGTCGACGTGGTGCATTCGGGTATTCGTGTACTGCATGAGAACAGTTCAACGATCAAGGTTGAGAAGTTCGGTGCGCGAAACAATGTGACGTTCGCTGACAATGCGTCATTTTATGGCGCGAAGGTTGCAGCTGGCGATCACAGTGAGGGCCGTTGGTCGTTGAAGCGTAGGCGGGTGAACTCGTGGGATTAGAAACGATGCTTCCTGAGGATGGGAAACTTTTTAAGGATTCGCTCAAAGGCGAGACGGTTTATGTTCTCGGTTCTGGCGCGTCCCTTGACCATGTGCCTCGTTCCTTTTTCTTCGACAAGCTTTGTGTGTGCGTGAACAATGTTGGTGTGGGTTTGAACCTACCGTCGTTTATTACAGTCACTCACTATCACCGTGATGCTACGAATGTTGCTCTTGCCCGTCCTGATCTGCCGGTGATTACTCCGTTGGATGATCTTGGTGCTGGCGGCCCTGAGGCCGCTGACGGTGTGCCTACGGCTAGGAACGTGTACAGGTTCCCTACTGGTCCTCAAATGTTTGGCAGTTTTGATCCTGTCGAGCATTGGCCTACTGATCCTGATGCGCTGGTCGCTGGCCCTACGTCGCTTCATATGACTATGCATTTCGCTGCGTATCTTGGTGCGGCTCACATTGTTCTTGTTGGTGCTGATTGTGGCCTGCTTGATGGTGGCTCAAACTTTGCCGGTTACAAGGTCGGCGATAATCCGTTCAATGTGTGGCAGTCGACGCTTAGTGGTGTCGCTGACCAGATTCGTGCGTCAGGAACGAGCGTGCATTCGTTGAATCCTTTCGTGAACTTTGCTCTTGAAGGCCACTCGTTTCGTGGTCCTACTGTGACTATCAATTAGGGGATGCCATGACTTACGCAACACTCGCAC